AACTTTCGGCGTTTGGAGCGGATGGCAGGTCGCTCTTTGATAGATATTAAGTCTCCGATTATTACGGATATGCCGAAGGCACCGAAATATGGAAACAAGGCAGAAGACGCGATCATACAGATGATGGATATAGAAGCGGAGAGAGACGCGATTTTAGCGGCTTTGATGGCTCTTAGTCTGATTAGCCGTCAGATACTCTACTACAGTTTTTGTGTGCCAGATAGCTTCTCAAACTACAGAATTAGCCGTGAAGTGGGTTATTCAGAAAGAAGTATACAACGGATGAAGTCGGAAGCTCTAATAGAGTTTGCAGAAGCATATAAACACGGAAGAATAATTGCTTATAAATAATTTGGCGGTTTTTTGGCGGAATGATGGCGGTTTTTAGCTATTTACCAGTGATATTATGGTAGTGTCGAAAGATTAGTGATAGGTCTGAGACAAAATAAAATGTAAGGGAGGAAATCTCCCTCATCGTTTAATTAAGCTTCGATAGACAGCAACGGAAATATTAAGAATAAGGATGTGAATTTCAACTCCTCCTGATTGTTCTTATTATCTATCATCCGTTGCTGTCTATTAATTTATGTATTGGAGTTTATATAAAAAGAATAACGCTTCTGAAAAAATGATCACCTGAATAATTTAGTAAACTAAAGAAACGAAGGTATTTATTCTCAAAGAGCCTGAAGATGGAAAAAGTTAAGAATATCAAATATAACTTTAATCGATTATAAATTCGAATTAAACCCAAAAAAAGAAGCTCATTGAGCTTATAGAAGAAATCAAGGCTTCCATAATCAATGAGCAATAGTCAACTAATTAATTTCAATACTTTTAATAGCAGAAGTTTTATAGACGACTGTATTGCTTGCGTCAATATCATCTGAAAATGTAAAGAAATCACATGAAGAAAATAGTCCCATGAACCCTACTAATGGAGATGAGGTTTGGACAGAAACAACGGGATTAGATTCTTTCAAAGGGAAATTTTGATAGATTATTTTTGAGTAAAATATGCTATCTGCTTTAATCGATTCCTTATCATTTTGTATGCATGTTAGAAGAGTGTTTTCGTTAATTTCAAGTTTTTCACCATCTGTCATGGTAATGAATATTTTGTCAGCCATATATGTATCACCACCTTTTAATTTATTTCAGCGGACCACTCGCCGATAACTAAAATTATACGCTTAGTATTTATTTTCACAATATGAATTTGTCACTGTGGCGGAACAGTAAACGTGGTGTAGTATGAATTAAGGATGAATATAACCTGCTTTTCTATATAGAGGTTTCGTATTTAAATATATACAACGCAGATTAGTTTTTATATTATAATGATAGAAATTTAATTAGAAAAGGTGAGATCATAGTGAAAAATATGGGATTGTGTAAAAACTCAATAGCTAAACAAAAACATATTTTTGAAGAAATATTAAAGTGGCCTGATTTTGATGGTTTTACCGATTTAAAAGAACCAGAATTATCATATTTACGGGAGGAAGAAACAAACTATAGAATAAGAATTAAAAATAACAAAGATGAACTTATATTTATAATGGAATTTGGCGGTCCAGGTGATTTTAGTTCAGGTATTGAATTAGTACGAGTTAATACCTTGAAAAAAATGTATAGGCAAAAAGGGTTAGCAAAATATTATATTAACGAACTAGTTAAACTTTGCAAACAAAATAGTATTCCTCTTATTTCAATATTTATTGGAACTTCTAGAGAAAACCATCCTGGTTCAGAGCCAGGAGGAATGACGCAAGAGCAATTAAGAATATTCTATAAAAGTTTTGAAGATGAAGATATAAAAATAATTGCTTCTTAATTTTTTTATATCAATTATAAAAGATCACTCTTTGAGTGGTCTTTTTATTATTTATATAATCAGTTATCCTTTAAATATAAATTTACAAAGGAGATAAATGATTATGGGAGAAAAACTAAATGCAGCTAAAAATTTTTTATTTGAAAATGTTTTGTCAGTAGTAACCGAACACGGAAAAGATTTTCTAAAAGAAAACGCGTTACCCTTATTAACAAATGAAATTGCAAAGCAAGGCGGTGATATATTGATTGATTATGGAGCTAGTTTAATACCTGGTATTGGTGGAGCTATAACGGAGTTCAGAACAAATAAAAAAATAAGAAATTTAGAAGTCATGGTTCAAGTTATTAATAAAAGAAATGAAGAACTAAAGGAAAAATTCGAAAAGCAAACTTTAGAGAATAAAGAAATTTTAGATAATATATTCGAAATGGTTATGCAAAAAATCGAATCTACTAATCAGTCTGAAAAAATTGAATTTATGATCAATGGTTATTCAGAATTTTTAAACTTGGATAATCCATCTTTTGATGTGGCATACTTATATTTTGATACCCTTGATAAATTGACCATTTTAGATATTTCAGTTCTTAAATTGTCATATAAAACTAATACACTTGACGATATCGATGGATATAGTAGCTACACAGAGTTATTAGAGGCGTTTGATATTAATTACGATCAATATGTTGCAGTTAGAGAGAACTTATATCGATTAGGATTAATGCAGAATGAATATGATAACAAGCTTGCAAAAGACATAAAAAATCTGCAAATTGCAATTGATGAGATTAGAAATTCTACAGAAAGTATACTAAATTCTTTGTCTGGGAAAAGAAACCAAAAATTGAAAAAACTAACTGCAAAAAGTAAGATAAGCCTCAAAGCGAAAGATAAATTGAAAATATCAAAATTTGGAAAAGATTTTATACGCTTTTTTATTATCAATAACCAAGAAAAATAGATCACTTCGGTGATCTTTTTATTTTGGAAGGGGAGTAAACAAATGAACGAAAACCAATTAAGAGAGTTGTTTAAAACGAATGAAGCAAACAAAACAATGGAGGCGACATTCTACGAAACTCAAAAAAGCTTAGCGTTAATCGCAAAACAAGCTAAGTATTTCTACGATCAGCTTATTCTGCAAGGATTTAATGAAGGACAGGCTATGGAATTTATGATGCGAACCTTTTCTGCCAGTAACCAACAGAAAGAGTGATACATAATGAGAAACTACTGGTATATATCGCTAACTAATGAATATCCTCGAACCATTGATGATTGTTCAGTGCGTGTTGTGCGTTCTGTACAAATCAAAAAGAAGTACTCCATCATTGAAATGACCAGGGAAGCTACACCAAATGAGATTGATAAGTACAATCTTCGTTACTGTGGTCATGGCTATTGGAAAGACGAGTATATTCAGAAAAATATTAGGAGGTACTTATCATAAAAAATTTTTATGAAGCTGTTCTAAAAACAACAGTAAGCAAAGAGTTATCAAAAGTGTATAAGAAAGCATTGGAAATTGAAAACGATCGTAAATGGGTAGAAAACTCTATTACTGCTAATGGAGAAACCACCATTGAAATTAAACCGGTTTGGGGCGGTTGTTATGCGAACGTAGATATCACAGAAATCGGAGAAGGTAAAGCTGTGTTGATTCTAACTCTAGTATCAAGAACTTTACCTAATTTGAAAGAAACAGTTAGAAGTTATGAACTAGACGGAATGGAAACTATCCATACCAGTTATTAATTACACATATTGAAAGGTGGTGGCTTGAATGTGGTAAATTTGACACCAAAACAAAAAGCTTTTGCGGATGAATATATAAAAAATGGTGGCAATGCTACTCAAGCCGCCATTAAAGCAGGTTATAGTGAACGATCAGCAAGAGTAATAGGTAAGGAAAACCTAACTAAACCTAACATAATACAGTATATTAATGAACGGCTAAATCCTATCGAAAAGAAGCGCAAATTAAGTGCTGAGGACGCTTTAAATGAATTGATAGATATTTGGCAAGGAGAAGTACAAATAAGCGTGAGCAAGCAAATAGACCGCTTGGATAAAAACAAGGTTATTAAACATATGCAATATGAATATACACCAGATTTAGAAAGCAAATTGAAAGCCTTGGATTTGTATTTGAAGTATAAATCGCTATTATCACAAACGCAATTAGAAAAAGCTCAAACAGAAATAAAATTAATGCAAGCAAAATTAGAACAATTACAGATAAACTCAGAGCGTTCTACCGAAGAAAAACTTGATGAGTTGTTAGAAAAGATTAGTGGTGAATTAGATGGCACTAGTTGATATTTATAACCCAAAGCAAATCGACGTGTTAAAAAAAACCATTAAGAATGATTGGTTCATTACTTTATTACATGGAGCAAAACGTTCTGGGAAAACAAAAATAAACAATGATTTGTTCTTGTTTGAATTGCGACGTGTGCGAAAGATTGCCGATGAAGAAGACATTAAGGAACCAATGTATATCCTAGCAGGAGTTTCAAGTGCAACAATCCAAAAGAACATCTTACAGGAACTATACAACATGTACAGCATAGAACCTAAATTCGATAAACATGGAAACTTTAAGTTATTTGGCGTTAAGGTCGTACAAGCTTATACAGGAAACATTGGCGGTGTTGGTGCAATTCGTGGTATGACGGCATATGGCGCTTATATCAATGAGGCATCACTAGCTAGACAAGAAGTATTTGCTGAAATCGTTTCACGTTGTTCAGGAACAGGAGCGAGAATCCTAGCTGACACAAACCCTGACAACCCGGAACACTGGCTAAAGAAAGAGTATATCGACAATTCAAGCAAAAATATTCAATCGTTCCACTTTGAATTAGATGATAATACATTTTTATCTGAACGATATCGTAACAATATTAAAGAATCAACACCAAGCGGCATGTTTTATGATCGTGATATCAAAGGTTTATGGGTTTCTGCAGAAGGTGTCGTTTATCGTGATTTTGATGCTAGCAAGCACTACATCCAGTCAAAAGACTTACCACCTTTGAGCAACTTTTATTGTGGTGTTGACTGGGGATATGAACACTGGGGTTCAATCGTAGTTATAGGTGAAACGGATGACGGAACAGCTTATTTAATCGAAGAACATGCTACTCAATTTGAAGAGATTGATTATTGGGTAGATATAGCAAAAGGCATTCAAGAGCGTTACGGCTTACGAGTGCCTTTTTATTGTGACTCTGCGAGACCGGAGCATGTGGCTAGGTTTGTAAGAGAAAAGATTAATGCTAAAAATGCTCATAAAGCACGGTTATCTGGAGTTGAGGAAGTCGCCAAGAGATTTAAACAAGATAAATTGTTTATCTGTCAAGATAGAGTGATGAAATTTCGGGATGAAATTTATCAATACATTTGGGACAAGAAAAAAGGCGAGCCAATAAAAGAATATGATGATGTGCTAGACTCCGTTCGATATGCGATATATACTCATGAGCTTCTTAAGAAACCAAAAGTTAATGTCAACGAAAAGATTAAACGTGTTAAACGTATGTTTTAAGGAGTGTGAAAAATGGATAAGGTAAACGAGTTTGAATACGGAGCTGATATACATTATTCTAATGACGTGAACACAAATTATGTAAAGTTTAGCGTAGACTCAAATCTTCACTATAGATTTAGCTCAGCAGAAGATTTACTTAACGATTCAGATACTTTAGCAGCAATTATAAAACACCACCATGAATATCAGGTAAAACGGCTTAGTGTATTAGATGATTATTACAAAGCTAGAAATACAAATATCATGGATAACCGTAGACGTAGAGAAAAGGAAAAAGCGGATCATCGATCAGCACATAACTTTGGAAAAGTTCTTTGTACGTTTGATGTTGGGTACAACACAGGCAATCCCATAAAAGTGCAAATCGAGGATACAAATCAACAAAAAGAAATCGAAGAGTTTAATACTAATAAC